GCGTCATGGATGGTTGAACTAGTTACAGATTATCCAGAAATTGCATTTTCGGGATTTTTTCCAAAACACCTAAACTACCAGAATATTAGACCATGGACTTTGAGAGAAGTGCTTATGGGTATTCCAGGAGTTTGGAAGGGTTTGGCTCAGGACACAGCAATAGGATATGATATGGAATGTGTCTCTAAATACAAGTCGCGTAAAGAGATTTGGAATAAAGAGACAGGATACATTTCCCCTATATTGATTCAGTTAGTTGAAGACTTAAATGAAGCAGTTAGGAGAGGTGAAGTCCCCAAGAATGTTGTTGCTGGTTGTCTAAAGGACGAACCAAGAGAGTTGGACAGAGTGGAAGGAGGTAATACAAGACTTTTTTGTATAGGATCTCTTTCGCACTTGTGTTGGACCGTTATGTGGATGGGAGCATTGGTAACAGAGATGAAGCGATGTCGCTCAACAAGCGATGTTGCAATTGGAACCAATGTTTACGGACATGACTGGATGAATATGGAGCGTGATCTTAATAAGTTCATTAATGCCTTTTTTGGCGGAGGGGACTTCAAAGATTATGATACATCTCAATGTACCTGGTTAGGTTGGGCTTTAGGAATGGCGTGTGTGCCATTTTATCGCCTACCAAAAGGTAGTTGGGAAGAAAATTGTGTTAGATATGCATGTCAAAGTGCATTGTGTCCACTCTTGGTAATAGGTAGTCAGCTGTATTGGCTTGATTATTATAATTCATCAGGAGGATGGTTAACAGGTTTTCTGAATTCATTCGTAGGAATTTTTATAGTAAACACGGCGTTTTTTTATGCCCAGGCTAAATCTGGCGATCCTGACTTTCAGAAAGTTAGGCGTCGAGATGTGATGAGCTTGTGGGTTTATGGAGATGACAATGTGTGGTCTATAATTCAAAAATTTGGCAAGTATTTCAACATGGAATTTTTAACAGACTTCGTATTTAAAATGTTTGGAATGGGATATACAACTGCAGCAAAAGATGTAGTTAGGTCCCCTTTCATTGAAAGAGAAGATTTGGAATTTCTGTGTAGGAAATTTGTCAAAGATGGTAATATAGTTCGGGCGCCGTTAGCGCGAGATTCTATTGTTTCTATGTTGATTGATCCAGAAACCAAGTCCCCTTCTAGGGATTTCGTTGGAGGATCAATTTTTGATCAATGTAGAAACAGCCTGTCAGGAATGGTATCAATATGGCGAGGAAACCTTTGAGAAGGAGACTGAGCACATGAGATTATATCTTGGCGAGTTAGGAATCAGATGGCCGGGAAAGACCTTCGCTCATTATAGAGACAGGTTTGTTCTCGGTTTTTCCGATTAAATTTACTAAAAACGTATGCCGTGCGTTCGAAAATAGCACGGGGTTTGTTCACTTTCCTCAAAAAGTGGCTCTTATTCGTGAGTAAAACGGAGAAGTTATGGACTTTATTAATAAAAGTAACCCGTTAGCCCGTTGTACGAAAACAATGGGGGTTAAGGACTTCCTAGAAAAGTCCCCTTAAAGTAAGCTCAGGAAAGAGCTTCTAAATTCGTTGCACCTTAGCAAGTGTAGAGGCA